TTGCCAGGGGATCAAAGGTAAACCTATTTTCTCAGCCAAGTCTGCAACCTCTTGCGACTTTGTGCGACCTTTGAGTAAAGGCGTGTGGATTCTAGGCTCAGTGCTGCCAATTAGCCCGACCCCTCGTGAGGTCTGTTTTATTTCCGTATCATTTTGCATCAAAATTAAGCGTATCAGGTTTATTAAATGGTGAGTCTGGCACTGTTCGGATCGTCTCAGGGAGAGAAGGTTTCAGAAAGACAGGGGGGGTCGCCTTGCTGCTAAAAAAACGGCCACCTTTACTGCTATTACAGCTCTTACACATAGATTGCAAGTTATCAGGTGACCACATATCACCCCCCTTAACTCTAGGTATGATGTGATCTACTGTGTGTGCTGGTCTATTGCAGATAGCGCACTGCCATCCATCCCTATCAAGTATGGTGATGCGTAGCTTCTTCCACTTACCACTACCGATAGCACGCTCACTCATTAGTGCCAGCCTTTACGCTTGAAATGATCTAATGCATTACACATAGACCCATATCTATTGTAATTATATTTAATACCCCACTCTACTTGCTTATACCCATCAACAGTAGCCAAGTACTTAGACCTACCTTGTGGTATGCCATAGTGACTACCATTCTTAGCCTTAGGGTTCCACCTACTCTCACGATGATATAACTCATCTAAGCAATAGAACTCAGTAAATGAATGATTAAGCTGTATAAATGCATATTGCTTGTAATGTGTTGGTTTATTAACAGCAACGGAATTAGTCTTTACAAAGCAAAGATTAACTATGAATAGAGCGATCCCAACTAGCCAGCACCTTGCGAGCTTTCCCTGTCGGGCTCGCCTTGTGGCTTTGTGAGCCACTGCTTCACTAGAGCCTAGCACGTGCTGTCAAATCCATTATTAAAACCGCAGGTCACACAGCGTGTCGTCATATAGAAGTCCATCCTATGTAATCAGCATCTGGATTATTAGCCAACCATTCTTGGCGCAATTTGTTTTGTATAGCCCAATCCTCAGCTGTGGCCTCAGGCATTCTTACCCCAGCCACCACCCTTGAAGATAAGCCCAGGTGCGCTATATATTCTTGACATTTGTAAATTACATTTAGGGCAAGACATAGGCCCAACCTGATCATCATAAGATTTATGTATTGATCCATAGGTGCCGCATTCATTACAGCTGTATTCGTATGTAGGCATTACTTTGCTCCAATCAGTTGACAAGTGTGGCAGACCACGGTTTCAAACTTCCAACCACCACACTTATCACATCTACATATATCCGAGTCTGGTATCTGCAAAGCCTCTACTACATTTTTAACGCCAACGCAACCACAGTCCATACACTGATAAGCCTTAAATCCCTCTGGCGTATCTATTTCATTAAGCCATAAGAATTCAGTATCACGCTTGCAGCCATTACATCGAAATTGTGGGTGCATTATGATAAACTCCTTATTGCCTACAGTGACACTGAGTGCAAACCAAGAAATTACCAGAATGTATTAGCCTGTCATCATTACAAGCTACACATAGGTCAATCGATGGCGTGAGGGTTCGCTTATCATCTTCTAAACGTAGAGTGAACCCATCACGTATAATTTCAACATATCCCATTTACTCACCTCCCTCGCTATCGCTAGGAAAGAACCAAGATCCAGCAGCTGTAAGTTTTGCCCATCTAGCGTCACACTGGTCAGGCTTTGCAGCACTGCATACATAGCCGTGATAACTTTTTCCGGTCTTTGCCACACCTTCTTTAAGAATCATTTCGCCGTGTTTACATTCTTGTGCTTTAGGATTAACTGGTATTGCTTCTATTGCATCACCAACACTCCATACAGTTGGTTTGTCTTCTGCAAAACTAGCACGTAACACATTCTCTACAGCTCTGGCCCTAGATCCTGGTGGTGAGTAACTTGCAACCTTTATCATTTCCTCTCGGCTAGCCCTTTTGCCCTTAGCTGCATAACCTGCATTTGCAAGCGCTCTGCCGATCGCTGAAGTCTCAGCATTCTCCAGTGCAGAAGTTGAATTGACACCCCGATCACTAATGCTTTCACTAGCAAGGCCAGTCGCCCACGCTTGGGGGTCGGCTTCCGTCTTAAATAGTTGAGCACTAACAATGTATCTAGTGTCTGTGGCCTGCTCGATCTTTGTAGATAATCTTCCATCCGGATACTCCTTCCAAAACTTTTCTAGTCGGCTCTCGACTGTTTCGTAATCTGCTAAATTAAATGCCATTAGTCATTCCCCCACGTGAAGTTAATGTCGGTTTCTGCATCAAGGACTGTCTGGTATATCGAAATGTAAGCAAGTGCGTCGATGATCGAGTCACTGTGGCCTGGAGACTCAGTAAGCCTAGAAACCTTGACGAGCGCCATACATAATGCGACTTGACTAGGCGTAATTGGATGGTCGAGGTATGCCGACCACAGTTCACTGATCCTTTTATGGTTTGTGTAAGGGTGACCATAGACCGATCCCCTTGTATGCACCAGTTCGACAACATCTGCTAGCAGCTTCTCAGTTTTTGTCATAGTCAAATACCTCATCTGACTTTATTTTATTTTGAATCATCCTGCGGTGCATATCCCAGCCATCTTTACGGCCTCGCCAGTAATGAGTCTGCTTTAGATCATCAATACGTGTTACTAATAGTAACCACGCTATACTCAGCCCTATAAATAAATATACAGCTAGTTCGAGTGTCATTTTGTAGCCCAATCTATGCGCACATACTTTGTGGCACAGGCATAGTGTTGCACCTGTGTACGACTTTGTGGATTATTTAAGGCTGTTTTATTATAACGATTAGATAACGTTAATATCTTCGAGGTCATCGATATGGTCATCGATAGTGCGCTCGGCGTACTCTGTATTAAGCCCCATAGTGTTTGTTTAATGCTGTAAATGAGCCATCCTTATTTACTGGCACCAGGGTCGGTGTCAGGGTCTTGCCACTAGCTTCTAGTATAGCAAAGCCCATCTGCCAATTAGCGCTTCCATAGCGGATATAAGAGGCTTTTTTACGATCCATAAGGTTTCCTACCTCTACCCCATATAAAGCCCTGTAATGGCCGTTTACGCCCTCTGAATAGGCACTGGCGCCTAGTCTATGGCTATGCCCAGCGACTACTGATTTACCAAATTTCTTGGCTAAATTTAATGCGGTAATACCAGCGTGCTGACTCATACTTCCCTCATCGCCGTGGCACAAAACCCAGTCGGGATGGAATTCATAGGCTGTCTTGTGGTAGGTCATACCCATCTCAGCAAAACCCATAAAGGCTGGGTACTGTAACTCAGGTAAATTGATTAAGCCAGGTACTTTTAATAAAGTGTTATAAAGGCGATCGCAATGATTGCTCCTGATAATATGCATTTCTGGACTGTACTCACCGAGATCCCAAAGGACTTGCTTGCATAGCTCACGATCTGCGTGTAGATCTTCTGAGTAAGCCAAAGGTGTGCCTTCAGCCCACTTGCTAATTGATTGAAAGTCCATCTCATCGCCGACCACCAATACAGAATCAAACTTCTCACGCCTCGCTAACTTAATTACATTCTTTACAGCTGCCTCGTGATGATAGGGCACTTGTAGGTCTGATATTACTAGCCAACGCTTAATCGTCATCCTCATCAAAATCGTCAAGTGGATTCTTAATAGGATCTTTGGTATCTACGATCCAGTCTGGATAACTTGACCTATCCATCGCAAACGCTAGAGCTGTGCCCTCATCCATTCCAGATTTACGGCACGCCATATAAATCTCATTAGCTGCTATTGCCCAGAAATCCAGTTTAGTAAGTACAGGCTCTTTAGTAGTCCTGCGCTTACGTACTGGCTTTTTCTTTGGTTTGCGTTTAGTAGCCATAATTAAATTATGACTTACTGATTAAAATAAAGAGATCATCGACACGCTTCTCTAGCCGTGTTAATTGATCCTTCATACTAGAGCCACCATTCGGGCGTAACTCATTAAGCCAGCCTTTAACTAAAAAACGTAATCCTATTAGCCCGCCTGATAGCACGGCCATAACGCCAGCGCCAAAGCCAGCCCACTCTGTAGGTGTCATGCTTCATTAGCACCGATGCCATAAGCATTGTCGGATTTATCTAGAGCCCTAGCTGCTGGACCTGCTAGCGCTGCAACAATTACAGACACGGCAGGATCTAATCCCAATTCATTACTTGCTAAAAATGTTAGTAGCGATACAAGCACACCTCTAAAGTATGATTTTAGTATCGCCTTTTGTTTTTTGCTTATCTTCATATCTTGCCCCCTAGTAGTGGTATATCAAACGCCTTGCCGTCTTTGTCGCCTAACTTTGTAAAGCTAATGTGTATGTGTCGCTTGTGTGGATTTACTCCACGATACTTGCGCCACTTCCAATTTAATATCTTGCTAGCGATGTGTCCGTTATGGATGACGTAAGATAAACGCTTATCGGTTTTGCCAGCGACTCTGATTTGGTCAGCCACATAAGCACTGATCCCTTCGGGTGAACCCAAGCGAGAATCAATATCAACTGCTCTGACCCATCCATTTTCGTCTGGACAATGATCCGATTTTCTGGAGGCGTGACGGCTATCGCCCACCCACCCATCACTGGCAGTACGCCTATCTGGAAACCACGTATCAACTTGATCTCTTAACTGCACACCAGCTGCACATAGTTTAGGTTTCATTACAAACCTAGAGCTTGTAAATCCTCAACAGTTAAACCAAGAGCAGCAAGTTTAGATTGTGCTGCAGCCTTAGCATCTGCCTTTGCTTGTGCTTCGGCCTTTTCTAATTCATATTTTGCTTGGCTTACTTCATATTGTTTATATTCAGCAGTATTCATTTCCCTATCAATAACTTCATCTGTATCTAAATCAACAAATCTAACCATTGGTTTTGTCATTTTAATTTACTCCATATACTTTGACTGTTCCACCTGAATAACCGCTACCACTACCTTGAAACTTCAATGAAGATATTGCGCTTGTCGTTTTAATTATTCCACCCATTGTTTCAACGCTCCTTCTAAAACTATCATCTTTATAGCCACCAACAGCAGTAAAAGTTTTATATGCAGTCGTTGATGCAACATCATAGATCAATAAAGAAAAAGCATTTTGTGTATCGGTTCCATCAACTTTATCTCTAATTAAGCGAATATAAGAATCAAAAGCAAATTCGGATAAATAAAGGCCAGAAATTGCCCTTTGGCTGACAACATCTACTAAATTATTTGTTGCATTTGGCTCGACATCTAGTTTAGTGTCCCCATTACCATCTACTGAATCAATTTGAACATAAAGATTTTTATAGCCAGTTGCGGTAAATGAAACAGTAGTTGAAGCACCTGAAAGCGTTGTAGTTGTTCCTAATTGAGTTAATGAACCACCACCAGCAGCAGCAGCCCATTTAACCCCTGTTGCTTCACCGCTATCAACAGTTAAAATGTGTCCATTAGTTCCGCCAACTGCTAAGCGTGCAAAGGTGTCTGCTCCAGTACCAACAATTAAATCACCTTTAGCATCGATAGCTGTAGCCATAGAGTTTGTGACTGTTACTGTGCCAGAAGTGCCACCACCTGAAATACCTACGCCAGCAGTTACGCCTTCAATATCACCAGTAGCACCCGATGCAACCCAGGCTGCGCCATCGTAATACCATAAACTGTTAGTGTCTTTAGTAAATGCAAAGTTACCTTCTGCTGGTGCTGTCACAGCTGCATCCCTAGCAGCGTTGCTAGCAAACACCCAGATACCTTGCATTAAGTAGCCATCGACATCGGCTGCGGTCAATACCTCGCCTGTCGTAAAGTCCTTAAATCCTAATCCTGCTGCCATTTTTACTCCTTAGTAACTGAGCACATTATAGTCTAAAGTGCCGTAGATATTGTTATTTAAAATTAGAGCGTCTATTACAGGTTCTAAGGTCGTAAAGACCACTCTAAAGCTGTTGGGTGTAATGACGTTTTGCACGCCAAATATCTGCAAGGTCTTGTCCAGAGTAGATCCACCTGGCTGGGTAGTAACCACCCTGATCGGATCAAAGAAGTCAAGCTCTAGGGCTGCAATTATGCCTGCGTTGTAATTGTTTGTGTATAGGTCTAGCTCGATGGAATCGCATCGCACGCTAGTCTCGGCACGGCTGGCTGTATAAGCCTGGGCGTAATCTAGGGCTACGGCATCGGTCTGCATTAACAGGTCTTGGATCTGGTAACTATGGATAAAATATTTATCGATTGAGGGCTGGTTAATGGCAGTCTGTGGCGTGCCACCTGTCCTAGTAACAGTAGATGAGTTAAAGATAAGGGTGTCGTCTAGTTTCCAATTAGCGTTAGCGTATGGGATACCTGTGCCATTATCGTTAAAAGTAGTTACTGTGCCACCTATTGAGCCAGCAGTTACAGCTCTATCTTGAAATACAAACTCCCCATTAGCATCTACATATAGTGCCCCATATTCTGACTGGGCTACAGTTTGCAAGGCGCCTAGTGAAGTGCGTAATGTGCCTGGATCATTTTGTAGTGTAGTTAGACCTGCATCAATATCACGCATAGTTGCTGGCCAGTCAATTTGATCTAATATCTGGTTAATTCTTGTGCCTGATAAGTCGCCAGCGTTAGCACCTGCCACAGTAGTGATCTGTGCATTGTTGGCTAATCTAAACGCATCTACAGCTTGTATGGTTGTATAGGCTACCTCTGTAGCATCTTTAGGTTGAGTATTAACATAGCTTGTAATAAACCCTGAAAATATAGGATAAGTCGTAGCGCCATAGGTTGCAGTGATCTGCACCTTTTTCATAGGTGTTAGGTCGGGAGCATAGGGGCTTAGTGGGTTAGTTGGGTTAAAATCGCCATTCTGATCTACGATGCGTAACGTTAACTGGCCTGTTTGAAATTGGTCAAATAAAGGATTACGGCCTCTGCTAGTTTGTATAAAGTTAATTTGATTTGACACGTCAACAATAATGGCTGCTGAGTCTTCTAATATATTTACATCTAATATGCCAGTATCTAATATCATAGCCTGTGCAAAGGCTGGCCCAGTAGAGAAGTTAATATAAGCGTTTACTACTGGTACTGTCATTGGAAAGCAATCGAGCCAGCAGGTATTAATGCTCCATTACCTAGTTTAGTAATGTTACCTAGAGCATCTTGGATATAACGTTCTAAGTCTTGATTACTGCTTAATACTGCGCCTGTGTTTACTGTGACGTCTATGTTAGTGGTGCCTTGATTTGTTGGCGTTGTGCTTGGCTTATATATATCATTTAGTGGGTAAGCATATCGCCCAGTGCCAGCAGCAAAAGCAGCAGCCTCAGCTGACAGCCTTGCAGAAGATGCAGCTAAAGACATAGCCGATGCAAGGTCTGATCCACCCTTAACAAATACGGCTGTTAGGTTGGTAAAAATCGCATCAAATCTATTCGGCATAGCATCCAACATACTGGCTGCTTTCCTTGCAGCTTCAGCCAATGCGTCAGCTGATTGTTTGGCCAATAACTCGGCATTGTATTTTTTAGCCAAAGCCTCATTATTGTCTAGTATGGCTATCTTTGCCTGGATACGTAACTTAGTCTCAGCATCGGTAGCCTCGCCCAGCGCCTTCATTAATCCTATGCGTTCTAAGTCAAACTTCTCAGATAGTTTGTCAACCTCGGTCTTTGCCTTTAGTTGTGCATTTTCTTGCTTACGTAAGGTAGTTGCAGCTTGTAGGGCTTTAGACTCTTTGCGTAATTGATCCAGGTAGATACGGCTGGCTGATCTGCCTTCTCGATTAGATGGTGCAGTCTGGGCTCTTTGCGCTGCGCCTATCTCTGAAAATCCTGCAAGGTAAGCACCTAATACTGGGATATTTTTAACATCAAATAAAACGCCACCGACTTTGGTATTGCCTAGTTTTTTTAATTCGTTGACTAGGACTGCTATACCAACTACGGCATCTGCCGTGCTCTTTGCAAAATCATCCATTAAGTTTGTTGCACTACTAATGCTGGTGTCTTTGCCTAATAATGACAGCGCATCTAGTAAGCCTTTGCCAATAGTTTCTCTAGCATCTTCGGCTGCGACTGTGAGCAGACCCATCTTGCCTGCATAAGTATCTAATCTGGCTGCTGCTTGGCCTGCAAACTTTTTATTAAGTTCGCCCATAATCTTGTCCATATCGCCAGTCTTTAGCGTGGCCTTGCTTATGCCTGCACCTAATCTGCTAAGGCCTGTGGTGTTACCACTAAAGCCACGTGTTAAGGCTGCGCTGACCTCAGTGAGAGACTTGCCTGTGGCTGCGCTTATGTTTAGTGCTGTTTGTAAAGCATCTTGGCTCTTAGTAATAGACCCTGTAGCTGTAAGTAATTGCTGGAATGCTGGGCGTAACTCATCATCTAGTACGCCTGTTAATCTTTGTAGGTTGCCTATGTAGTTTTCAACGCCTGGCGCACTAAATTGGAATCCTGTATTTCTTAATTGAACTTCTAAAGATTTGGCAGCCTTCTCATCGGCCATAAATGCAGCAACAGCCTTCTTGCTAAATTGTAATAATCTTTGTGCTGCAAAGACGCTAGCAAAGGTTTTACCCAGCTTCTTTACTTGTTCATCAAATACAGATATTTCCTTTTTGCCTTTTTTAAGTGCCTTGCCATTAAAGGTGGCTAAAGCCGAGACTACTATATTGGCCATTATGCAACCCTTTGTTGTGTAGTTTTGTTAAAGTGTGTAGCAGTAGCGTTGATCGCTTTCTGTATTGCTTCATAAATTCTAGGACTATCTTCTGCCCAGGCCTTGTATACCAAGCGACCTTTAGTTTTGCGCCCACCACCTCGCATACCTACGATCTTTGGCTGTGAAGTCACCTTAGGTAATGCAGCTATAAATTGCTGGCTAGCGAATGGGTTACTTGAATTAAACTCTCTAAATGCTTTGCTCTTAGGGGAATTTAATGTATAAGTACCGCTTGCGCCTTTAGATGGTGTCATTTGGAATGGTGCTCTACCTTGTGGGTTTAAGCGACCTGCTACTTCATAAATTGCGCCAGGGCGACTAGCATTGTAAACAAAATTGTAAACTTTAAAGCCATTAGAAAATGTTTTATTTTGTCCAGAGTTATAGCCAATACCTGCTCTAACCACACTGGAATCATACTTAGGGAATTTACCTGTGCCTGTGCCTGCCTTTGTCCAACCAGATAACACATCGCTATTACCTGGGACAAAACCTTTAGCCTTACTAGCAACGCCACGCATTAAAGGATCTACAGCTGCGACAACACGTCTACGCATATCCATATCAATAAAACTCAAGCCCTTTAGGACATCTTTAACGCCTACGACCTCTACTGGCATTTCGGATCTCCTTAGCTCTGTCGGTTAGCACCTGTATAATTGCTGCATACATTTCGCTATCCATATCAATAAACTCTCTAGGCGGTATCCCAGTCTCTACGCTCAGCTGTGCGATGCTGTAAAGGATTGAATCCCGCTGTGTTATTTTTTTTCTTCGTCTAATACCTCGACAGTATCTAGAGTGTCTATGAACTCTGATCCCCATAAAGGTATCTGTGCGCCAGCCCTGCGTAAGCATTCATAAGCCAGCCAGAATATCTCTGTTTGACGTTCATGCTCACGCAAGACCTTGCTAATTCCTGATCCGTACTTTAACTCGAAAGCGTACTCGACACCTGGAGTTATCTTGTGATCTGATACTTCTCCATTAGCCCTTGTTATCTTTAGCTTTGCCATTGTTACTCCTTAATTAAAATGCCACCGATGGCGACACTGTTACTGCGGAGTTTATAGTAAATGTTACTGAAGAGGTAGCGATCTCAGCCACGCCGCCTTGACCCACTGGGGTTAGGTTATTTACCAAGATTGAGAATTGGTAAGATGGGTTAGCTGCTGATACTACTGTGCCTTTAACTGTAATCATTGATACAGAGATTGTCTGACCAAAGCAGTCATTCAAAGTTTGCATTACCTGAGCAGATGCCCAGTCATTGATAAAGTCAAGTGTTAAAGTGCCAGATTGTAGACCTGCCACAAACTTGTGGGCTGTGTCGCCCATAGCTGTTACTTCTAGCTCATCCGCTACCTGATTAATTACTGCATTGGTTACATATGCAGAAATATCGATAGAAGGTGTTGTCTTGGCTGCTGCTGTTGCCAACTTAACACCAACATTGTTATTTAAATAGATTGCCATTGTTATTCCTCATCTTTCTTTGTTTGTGCAGTTGGTTTTGGTGCTTCTTTGATCTGACCTGTCTTAATTAAGAAGGCTAAGTCTTCTTCGTGTGTGCTCATTTTAACTCCAGCTCGTTAGGATTGATACAGTTATTTCTGATGTTAATAAATCTCCACTAGCTGCATTGGTTATAGCTGGAGCGGAGACACTTGATATGTTGTAAACCAGGGTAGATGCCGCTAGTTTAGTTACGACTGCCACAATAAAGTTTTCCATACCTAGCAAGTTGCCTTGATTGTCAAATGCAGGTGTAGTTATTAGAATCTTAAAATTAGCCAGGGGTGCGATGCTTGTCTGACTGTTATTGCTTGGCTCAATGTAAGGATCGCTAGGTGTTACAACTACGCTATTAGCAAGTAAGGTTGCAGGTGGAAAACTGAAGGTAGACCAAACTCCAGCGTTTGTTAAAGCTGTTGCTAGCGTGCCACGTAAGGTGCTTATTGCAGCCATTAGCCGACCAGTGAGTTAGGACTTGAATACGGCTGGATGAGGCCTCTGATCCTATTTATAAGTTGGTACCCCATCCTATAAGGACTTGCAGATACCCCATCCATACCTACCCCACCAGTCTGGCTAACTTGACGGCTCTGCCAGATGTCTACAGCTACGATCATCGCAGCCTCTCTGATGGCAGGGGTCGCAGTGTAAGCCTGTGCTTTATGCTCTGGGCCAAGGGCTCGGCCGTAAGGTTTAACAAAATGAAAGTTGTCATCCGCAGCTGTCTTAGCGTATTGTATAAAGCTGTAGCCGTTAGGGTATGAACTTAATGCGTATGTACTCCAAAACATTGTGCCGATTGAAGCGGGCACTGTAGTACCTGGGAATGATCCTGTTAATGTGTATGTGCCGTTATATGTTGCGCCACAATTAGACACTGTTATTGATTGACCTGTAGTAAATATGCCAGGATTTGATAACACTAAAGTTGCTACGTTATTGCTGATAGATGAAGCCACTACTGGGGCATCGTTATGCCATAAATAACCTTGTATTAAATCTTCTGCCGATTGGCAGCACTCTTCCACTGTAGCGTCACTGTATAAAGTGCCAATACCTAAATTACTGCGTAACTCTGCCATTGTTACCATTGCAGCGGCCATAGTGTCCTTTCTAAAAAAGCTCCCCTGGGGCTAGGGCTACTAAACCCCAGAGGATTATTAAATTACTAAGTTATTAGCTTAGGTTAAAGCGGCGAACGCCACCAGCGACCAATACACCAACGGCCATGTAACCATATAGTGCTGTCTCAATCTCGCCAGTTGCTGGCTGATTTACAGATAGTCGTAGGATTGGTGATTCGTAAATTGATACTGATGAAGGTACAACAATAAATGCAGACTCATCAATAGTTGTAGATACTGCGTTTGGATCTACGTATAGATCTAAGCCAAGTACGTTACCACGTAGTGATGTTGGTTGTGCAGCTCCTGCATTGTTCATTGGATTAGCAGCATTGTAAATTGGGCGACCAGTTGTATCTGTTGCGCCTAATAGCAATGACCACTGTGAAGTACCAGCGATGTAACGTGTTGCTAATTCACCTGTTGCAAGGTAAGCGGCTGGTGCTTGTGTTGATACGTAGGAAATAATTCCTGCTGAATCTGCTGCTACTCCTGTAGCTTGTGTGCCGCCTGCTGTCAATGCTGCAATTACTGCTGCGTCTGTTGCTTTGTTGTACGCACGTGTCATGTTATCGATCATGGCTGCAAAGAATTCTGGTGAAGATCTTTCTAGAATTTCTAAGCTGTAGCGTTGTAGTCCAGCATACTTCTTAACAGTCAAGTTTACGTATGAAGATACGATACCTGTCTCTGAAGGTCCTGCTGCTTCTGCAGTTTCTGCAACTGTACCTGAAGTAGTGATTTTAGGTACTGAAATTGTCATACCTGCAGCTGGTAGCGCACGTGAACCGATTGCGTCTACTGCTGGGCGTGATCCAATAAGTGTATCAACTACTGTTGGCACAAACTGTGTTGGACTAAATGCTGGGTTGGTAGTGAATGAATCATCTGCAGCAGTTAGATACTTTGCTACATCTGCTTCAGCTTTCATTACCCATGTTGCTGATTCATGGTTACCTAATTTTGCTTTGATGCTGTGCTCAAGCATGTGTGCTTGTGTTCTGATTGGTGAGCGAGGCTCTGTGTAGAAGGATGCACTAATTGTTGGGCGTGCGGCCTCTACTGGAGCAACCTCTACCACTGGTACTGCTGTTGGCTCGGTGGTGTTGTCCACTTGTGCCTCACTTTCCGTAGTTGGTTGATTTGTTGCATCCGCTTCGCCTTCGCTAGCGGCAACTTTAGTTACTTGTGCTTCTGTGAATGCTGGTGATTCGACCAGGCTTACTTCTTTAAGGGTTGCTTTAGTTACATAAATGTAATCTTTTTTCTGTGATGATTTAAGTACATCTACACCAACAGATAAGCCATCAATTAACTGCTCACTTGCCAGCATTAAAGCATCTGATCCTTGCATGCTTGCGCTGATCTTAAAGCTAGCATAAATACCATCTTGTTCTTCATTAAATTTTTGCATGCGACCAATAGGTCTGTCATTTTTATGTTGCATAAGCATTTTGATCTTGCCTGGATCTCCCACATCGATTGATCCTTTAGCAAAGACAACTTTACCAGCGCTTGTATTACCGACTGTTTCGAATGGCACAATTTTGCCAGCAATGATTCTGCGCTCACCATCAGCGCTTTCAATTTGACTGCTAAATGTAAGAATCAATTTGAATCCGCCCATGTTAATACTGCAAACGTAAATGATGGGGTAGTGCCACCGATTGTGCCAACTACTCTTAATTGATCGGTAAATGCAGTAGTTAATCTAATTACTTCTCGTGTAACTGCTGTTGCTTGTGTAAATGTTGCAATAGTATTCCAGTTAGTGCCATCTACTGTGTCTTGTACTACTACATCTAATGTAGGTAATGTGCCACTAGCTGCTGTAACGTCTAATTGCATTACTAATAGTCTTGCTGCAGATAGACCTTTAACGGCTGTGCCGGTAATTGTTGCAGTACGAGCAGCTGACGCTAATAGCGTTACAGTGCTAGCAGGTATATTGGCTTGTTGTATATCGCTCATTCATTTTCTCCTTTAGCGCTGTTAATGTACTCAGCATCGCCACTTTCATTTCCGTTGGGTGTTAGATCTTCCATTTCTTTTGCTTGCTCGATGTCAATAAGTCCTAGTGCTAACATCTTCTCGATGGTCTCTAGTCTTGCCTTGTCATCTGATCGCAAGAATGTCTCACTGATATTAAAACGAACAATATGGCCGTTAGCAGTTATATCGTTCATGCTAAGGCGATCTTCGATAGCACAAATATATGGTTGTAGTGAATAGGCAACAAACTCTTTGCGACCATCAATAATGTTCTGGTAAGTCATGCTGTTATTCATATCTGCAGAGATGTAATAAGCAGGTACGTTCATGGCTCGTGCAATTTGTGTTGCAAGATATTGTGATGCTTCGTTATACATCATATCTTTAGGGCTAAATCCAACAGTCTCATAAGATAATGTGCTAGTTAGGTATGCAGTCGATCTTGATTGACGTGCTTGCTTCCAAGCTGCTAATAATCCTTGTACTTGGGCTTCTGGCATATCTGCGCCAGTGTTTTTTAAAAATCCTGTTGCCATAGGTGTTTGCGATGCTACAGCTGCAGCCTTTTCTATATCTAATGCGCTTTGTATTGTGCGACCTGCAGTTTGTAATACGCCTTGTGTTAATCCTTGAAATGTAACTAATGAGCCAACGCCAACCATCGGTACTTTTTGATTGTCAATTGTGTAATACAAAACTTCTGTACCCAATGGGTTTAATTGTGCAACTACTCGTGTATTGTTTATCCATTCAAAACGTGCTGGTCTTAAATCATCTGCATAAACTTCTGTAACACGCCAATATGCAACGCCATAAAATATAAGGCTATCGACAGTCCACGAGATAGTGACGGATCGTGGCTGTCGGATATCTGGTTGTTCGCACCAGAGTGGCTTCGCTAATTCTTCGCCTGTAGATTTTTTATATAGCTCTAATGGTAAATATCCTATAACACCTTTAATTAAATTAGCGCATCGATTAACAGCTGGTACTTGTGTTGCAAGTGTGCGATCCATAGGACCTGCACCAAACGTGTTATAACCAAAACCAATGATGCTATCGCCCATAACGGCAGGGGCGTATTGCGCTTGTAGATTCTCAGTTTTTTTGGTTATACCCAAAGCAGACAATAGACCCATATGTATACTTTATACCATAAATCGGACTAATGGTGCAAGTTAGACAAAGATTTGTGCGGTTTGTTGTGGCTTAGTTAATTGACTTACAACCATCGCTAGTGATATGGCGGCTGTAACATCGCCTGCCGATTTTCTGCGTATTATGCGCCAGCCAGCATCGTTAGTCTTAGCGGCACAGTTATTTAAGTGCTGTACTAGCTCTGCCTGCCCAGAATGGACTACTCGATTATTAGCCAGGCCATCGGCAAGGTCTGAGCACGCCTGGTAAAACGCTTGGCCTGATACATCGACCATCCGCCATCCGCTTTGCTCTAATCTAGTAGCAATAGTTTGTGTGGCGTACTTGTCATAACAGATCGTGTGTGGATGATACTTACGTGCCCACTCATTTATGTCACTAGCCATCTTAATTTCATCTATCGCTATATCGCTATGCCAAAGCTGTGCTAATCCGACTGCTATTTTCCCATCTTTAACCTGACCCATAACTAAAGCACCTGATCGCCTTGTAGGTGCAATATCAAATGCCATAATTGTCTGTGGCCCGACAGGTATCTCTAAGCTACTATCGCTGCACTGCTCGATTGATCCATATACCCAGGGGCTGACAGTGCTATCTACCCACATACAAAGCATCTCAGTCTTAGTAGCTTCTATGCTGTTAGTGCTTACCGATTCTTCTAGTGTTTGCTCAGTTATTAAATGCCCTAATGCTGGATTAGCCATAGCCCAAGCTTTACGATCAGTAATTTTAGAATGCTGTGGCGCACTGTACTCATAAAATCCTAAATTCTCAGGTGGGTATGATAAGCAACGCTCTCTTAGATCATTAAGCACTGTACTAAACCCATCACCTGCGTTACTTGTCATTAGAGTCATAGCGTTAGGTCTTGCACGTGTGACTGGTAGTGCAGCTGTAAACGATTCTTGTGTCCACTCTCTTAACTCATCGATATACAGAAAATCTGCGGTCTTACCACGAGGTGCATCTCTAGTAGCTGCTGCAATTTCATACCTAGCGCCATTGAGTAGGGTTATAGATTCTTGACCATTAGCAAGACGTATCTGTCTTACTTGATCTTTTAAAAACTGATTGTCTTCTATTGTATAAGCAACTTGTCTAAAGGTATCTAATGCCATATTTCGATTAGAGGACATACCTAGTACATTCTTAGAGCCCCATAAGAATAGATGGCTAAGAATTAACATACGTGCTAGGTGGGTCTTGCCATTTTGACGTGCTACAAGCACTAGAGCGGTTTTCTTGCGCCAGGTATCTGCATCATCTACAGCTAGTAGATCATCTAGTACCCAGCGTTGCCAGGGGATCAAAGGTAAACCTATTTTCTCAGCCAAGTCTGCAACCTCTTGCGACTTTGTGCGACCTTTGAGTAAAGGCGTGTGGATTCTAGGCTCAGTGCTGCCAATTAGCCCGACCCCTCGTAAGGTCTGTTTTATTTCCGTATCATTTTGCATCGAAATCAAGCGTATCAGGTTTATTAAATGGTGAGTCTGGCACTGTTCGGACTGTCTCAGGGAGAGAAGGTTTCAT